ATGAAATGGCAACAGGATGGGGTAATAAAACATGGGGTGCATCAGATTGGGGAGACCTATCTGACGAAACCGTTTTAGTCTCATCCGTTGCTGCTTCAACTTCGGTAGGTAATACAGCTACAGCTTCAGCTAATGCTGACGTAAGCGTATCTGGAATCTCCGCTACATTTTCAATAGAAGATGCTGTTGCAGGTGCATCAGCGGAAGCTCCAGTTACAGGAATAGAATTTAATATTGTTACAGGTAATGAGGGAATAGGGATAGGTGTTCCTGTTTCTGGTATAGCTTCTTCTACAAATATTGGAACAGCTACAATTGATGAACAATTTTTAATTGGATCAGGTTGGGGTAGAGAAGTTTGGGGAAGTTTTGTTTGGGGAGATAATTATTCTGTTCAATTACAAGGTATATCTTTATCAGCAGTTACAGGTAATGAAGATGCATTTACAGATGTAGTTGTAGAGGTTACAGGTCAAGAATTACAAACTGCTATTTATCCTGTAGGAACTTCAGCAAACTCTGATAATGAAATTGCACATAGTTTCTTATTAACTCAAGATTTAGGCACAGTATCATTAGAAGGACATGCAAATGTAGATGTAACAGGTATATCACAATCTATTGAAATTGGAGATGTAGTTGGAGGGACTATTCAAGAGGTACCTGTAACAGGTGTATCAGCCAACTTAAATATAGGAAATAGTGATCAAATTGGAAATGCTAATGTTTCATTAACAGGTGTATCTGCAACAGGATCAGTTGGAGATATTATTCCAGTATCTAAATACGATGCTACAGGATCTTCAGCAACGTTTTCGATAGGTCAATCTACAGGAGTTGGATCAGCTATTGTTACTCCAACTGGCATAGACTTGACAACTGCTACTGGGTCGCCTAATATTATTGCATGGGCTGAGGTTAACACTGGAACCCCTGTAACATGGGCAGAAGTTGACTTAGCAGCTTAAGAGCATATAATTAAATAAAGGAAAAATTTTATGGCATCAAGTTATTCTACAGATCTTAAACTAGAATTAATGGTAACTGGCGAAAACGCTGGTACATGGGGTGAAAACACAAACAATAATTTAAACTTAATTCAACAAGCAATCGCTGGATATGAAGCAGTAGCACTGACTGATGGTGGAACTGTTCCTCTTGCAATGACAGATAAAGCTATCTCAAATGCAAGAAATATGGTTTTAAAATTTACTGGAACTTTAACTTCAGCATCCACTGTAACTATTCCAGATTCAATTGAAAAATTTTATATATTTGATTTATCAGCAGTAACTGGTGTAACAAATTTAACAATCAAAACAGTTTCTGGAACTGGCTTTACTGCAGGTGAAGCAAAAATCGTTGCCGCATATTCTGATGGAACAAATTTAAATGAAATAGCATTAGACACTTTAGGTGGAACTATTGCAACAGCACAAATTAACGACAATGCAATCACTAGTGCAAAAATTAGTGATAACCAAGTAACTACGGCTAAAATTAGTGATAACCAAATCACTACGGCCAAAATTAGTGATAACCAAGTAACTACATCTAAAGTTTCAGACTTACAAATCACTACGGCCAAAATTGCGGATGACGCAATAACACCAGACAAACTTTCTAATACTGCTGTAACTGCAGGATCTTACACTACAGCTGATATTACTGTGGATGCTCAAGGACGAATAACTGCTGCTGCTGACGGAAGCGGAGGTGGAGTTACAAACATAGAAATCTTTCAAAGAGGAAGTAATAGTGGTACTTATACTGGCCCTGGAAATGGTTCAGCTGTTTATGCATATATGGCTTCAGGATCTGGAGGCGGAGGGTCAGCTGTTTGGGGACACTCTGCTGCTGGTGGAGGATCAGGAGCTTTTGGTATTTACAGAGCAAACATAACTCAACCTTTTTCAACACCTTATTCAGTAGGTGGCGGTGGTTCTGGAGGTAACTCAAATCAACCAGGAGGTACTGGAGGAGCTACAACGTTTTACAATTTTACAGTAAATGGTGGTAATGGTGGAGGTGGCACAGGCCCAACTCCTGCTCCCTCAGGAGGAAACCCAGGAAATGCTCCAGGTGCTTATATAGATTTAGTTACAAATTGGGGTAACAGTGCTCCTTTAGTTTGGTGGAACCCTGGCCCTGGTGGCCCTGGTGGCCCTGGTAATGGGGATTCTGGAAATCCAGGATCATTACAAATTTGGGAAGGATAAAAAATGGCAAAGTTTGTTTTTACAAAAGATCAAGAAAATATACAAGCAACTATGTATGGAATTGCCACTGATAGTTTTGATCTAAGTGCTATAAATATAACTAGTGCTTCCTATAAAATCATAGACGCAACTGATGCCGAATATGATAATGTTAGATTAGATAAAAAAAATTGTTACTATGATGCTAATGGTTTAGTATGGAATAACAATACTTGTACATTTGCTACTTTAGAAAGATTACAAGAAATAGTTAGTACCATGAAAGAGACTCCGTACGCAGCACATAATCAATGTATTACAGATTTAAAAGCACAAACATTTGATAATTACACTTTTCCTTTAAATAAAACGATTCCTGAAATTGCAGAAGATAAAGGGATCACTTGGGTTAGTCATTTACAATTCGTTTAGTTGATTTAAATATTTTTTTAATATATATATTTCATATGGAAATAGAATTTTCAGCTCATGAGGATTATGTACAAATTAAAGAAGACTATCCTTCTCCTATAAAATTAAATATACCTGAATGGTTTAAAAAACTTGAACACGGTAAAAAAGAAAAAGAAATCATTTTTAAAAGAACAATTAAAGGATGTATGCCTTTTTTAGAAACTTTAACAAATGGTTATCTTTTAAGAGTACCTACTGATTATCTTATAAAACATGGTGTCGAAAAAAATGAAAAAGGGGAAGAATTAAGTTCTCAAGAAACTGCTATTGATGCACACAATTATAACACTCCTCTATTTGTAAGAGGACACAACATATCTGGTGCAACTTGTCATCCAATAGAACAAGTAGAAGGTTCTCCTTTAGTTGAAAAAAATGGAAAATTACCTTTTCAAAAAATATTAAACCCTTGGACAATAAGAACTCCAAAAGGTTATTCTTGTTTATTTTTAAACCCTATGAATAACAAAGAGCAAGATTTATTTTCAATAATACCAGGAATAGTACACACAGATAAATTTCCACAAGAAGTAAATTTTCCTATAATTATAAACTATGAAAAGCATGGGGCAAAAGAATTTATAATAAAAAAAGGTACACCCTATGTACAAGTTATTCCATTTAAAAGAGATAATTGGGAAATGAAAATTAAAAGTAAAACTTCAGATCAAGCTAAAATAAAATTCATGTGGGCTTTAGATTTTATAAATCGTTATAAAAATAAAATATTCAACAGTGGAAAAACCTCATGGATGTAAAAGAATTTATACCATTTCAAGAAAATTTTTTAGATAAAGAGACTCATTATAAGTTATTTAAATGGATAAAAAATGATCTATTTTATGAGCCTGCACCAATAGTAGGTAATGAATGCCAACAAAAGGTTCAGGAAAAAGTTAGAAAAGTTAAACAATGTGGAATAGATAACCATCCCAATTATGCAAATCACAAAGGTTTAACAAGTGTGTTTTGGTACAACTATTTAACTAATAAATTTTTATTTTTTTTAAAAGAGTTTTTTGATCGATATCAAATGCCAATTCAACAAATAGACACAAATTTTGAAATTACGATTTTGAAATATGAAAAAAGCGATCACTATATTCATCATATAGATTATCATAGAACTACTCCAAGACATGTAAGTTTTAGTTATATTTTAAACGATGATTATGAGGGAGGTGATTTTGAATTTCATTTAGCAAACAGAGAAATTGTAAGGGTGCCAGCAAAAGAAAATTCTTGTATAATGTTCCCTAGTAATTTTATGTTTCCACATAAAATTACAGAAATAAAAAAAGGTACTAGATATGTTGTAGTAGGATGGATGCCATAATGAAAGAACCTATAATAATTGATAAATTTTTACAAGAGGATGAAAGAAAACTTTTATCTACTATGAGTAAAATTTTTATAAGATCTAACAAACATTTTTTTGATGATCAAGATGGTGCTTGTATTTCTTCATATGGTGTTCCAGTAATTGAAGCTTTATTAATCAACAGATTAAGATTAGTAAGAGAATTAACTAAAAAAAATTTAGAGCCAGCTAATTCTTTTTTTAGAATTTACAATAAATATTCTTTTTTAAAAGAACATACTGACAGACCTTCTTGCGAGTATAGTGTTACCGTTTTTATAGATTCTTGTGGAACTTACGACTGGCCTATAAAAATGGATGGTAAAAATTATTCCTTAAAACCAGGACAGGCAATCTTATATAAGGGTTGTGATTGGAAGCACTCTAGAGCAGAATTTTTAGGTGATTGGCATTTTCAAGCTTTTCTTCATTTTGTTGATATGGACGGTAAATTTGCAGACCATATATATGATAAAAGAAAAGTTTTAGGAGATAGTAAATTATGAAATTTTTAATGAAAAAAGATGGTTCTGAAGCTATGCTTTCTTTCTCAGATAAAGATGTAGAAATATTAAAAAAGAATAATAATAATTTTATAATTAGAAAAGAAGATTTACCTCATTTTAAAAACCATTTAATGAATATAGTAATGAATTTAGCGACTGCAGTAAATAATGATGTTAGTTCTAGAGGACACGAAACAATTTCTCCCAAGGACATTTCAAAAAAATAAAGTATATGGTATAATTCCATATGCCTTTAACAGATATACAAATTAGACCAGGCTTTAATAAACAAGTAACACAGACAGGGGCTGAAGGCCAATGGACTGATGGAGACTTCGTTAGATTTAGATATGGTTTACCAGAAAAAATAGGAGGTTGGGAGCAAATAATATCCAAGACTATAGTTGGTGCAGTAAGAGAACAACTTGTCTGGGCTGATCTAGACGGAAGAAGATACGTAGCTCTTGGCTCTAACAGAGGATTATTTATTTACTATAGTGGTGCTTTTTATGATATTACACCATTAGATACTGCAATTACAGGAATTACTTTTGATACAGTAGATACATCAGCAACTGTAACAGTTAATAAAGTTGCTCATGGTTTGCTTGCGGGAGATCTATTTACATTTACATCAGTGACAACACCTGGTGCAGGATATGTAGATGCAGATTTTGAAACAAATACTTTTGAAGTTATAACTGTTCCAACAAATGACACTTTTACAATTACAATGGCAACAGCTGCAAATGCAACTGTTTCTGCAGGAGGTTCAGCTACCGTAAATCCTTATATTAAAGTAGGGCCATTAAATCAAAGCGGTGGATATGGATGGGGAACAGCATCATATGGAGGAGCTTCAGGTGTTTTGGGAACTCTAAATGGAGCTTTGTTAGATGATACGAATGGTACTGGAGGTGTAGGAACTTCTATCACACTTAGTTCCACTACAGGATTTCCGACTACAGGAACAATTAAAGTTGGAACAGAATTTATTTCATACACAGGTGTTTCAGGAAATGATTTAACAGGTATTACAAGAGATGTAGCAGGCACAAGGTCTGCTCATGCTGATGGATCATCTGTAGAAGTCTATACAGGATGGGGATCTTCGTCTTTAACAACCTCTGTAATTTTAGATCCTGCGTCATGGTCATTAGATCACTTTGGGGAAAAACTTATAGCAACTGTAAAAAACGGGAAAACATTTGAATGGAATCCTTTAAACTCTAATTCAAATGCTCTTACAACAAGAGCAACAGTAGTGAGTGGAGCACCTACAAGATCAGTAATGTCTATTGTTTCAGAAAGAGATAGACATTTAATTGTTCTTGGAACAGAAACAACAATAGGTTCAGCGGGAACTCAAGATAAAATGTTTATAAGATTTTCTGACCAAGAAAGTATTTCAGATTATAATCCTACATCTATTAATACTGCAGGTACATTTAGACTAGATTCTGGAGTTAAAATTATAGGTGCTGCTAAAGCAAAAGATTATATTTTAATTTTAACTGATACATCAGCATACGTAATGCAGTTTGTAGGCCCTCCTTTTACATTTTCTATCAGACAGGTAGGTAGTAACTGCGGATTGATTGGACAACACGCTTTAAGATATGTTAATGGTAAAGTATTTTGGATGGGTCAAGCAGGGGGATTTTTTGTTTATGATGGTACCGTTAAATCACTTCCGTGTTTAGTTGAAGATTTTGTATTCACAAATAAAGGATCTAATCTAGGAATAAATTATGGAGCAGGTGAACAAATTTACAGTGGTATAAATCATTTATACGAAGAAATAAATTGGTTTTATCCAAAATCTAGCTCAGATCAAATTGACAGAGTTGTGACTTATAACTATACAGAAAATACTTGGACGACAGGATCATTATCAAGATCATCTTGGCATGATTCAACTTTATTTGAAAATCCATATGCAACAGAATTTAATCTTTCAGGAACCCCTTCTTTTCCAACTATTCAAGGTGTTACAAATGCTAATGGTGCATCAACGTATTATGCTCATGAAGTTGGAAACAATGAGGTTGACTCAGCTGGAAATAAAACAGCAATACCTGCATTTATTCAATCTGGAGATTTTGATTTATCAACAGGTGGAGATGGTCAATTCTTCATGAGTATGAGAAGATTTATACCAGACTTTAAATTACTTACTGGAGATGCACAGGTAACTATAAATTTAAGACGTTACCCGTCTCAAACTGCAAGCTCCTCGCCCCTCGGCCCTTTTACAGTTAATAGCTCTACGGAAAAAGTGGATACTAGAGCAAGGTCAAGATTTGCTAGTTTAAAAATTGCGAATACATCAACAGATCAAAATTGGAGATTTGGAACTTTTAGAGCTGATGTACAACCTGATGGAATGAGATAATGGCTAAAGTTGATTTGTATATTCCAGAACCAACTCCAGTTTATACTGAAGAAAATCAAAGACAGGTAGCACAATCTTTACAAACTTTAAAAGATAAATTAAATACAACTTTTCAAGAAGAATTAAAACAAGAAGTAGAGAGATTTACTTGGTTTAATATGAGGTTTGGTTGCTAATGAGTTGTAATAATGTAAACACAACGGGATCAACAACTCCATCATCTGCTGATATAGATTTTTATCTTGCAGTTGCAAAAGGA